CCCCGCGGCAAAATCAAAAAAGTGCAGGCGGCGGTCGTCAAGGGCATGGATAACAGCGAGAACGCCGATGAAGTGAAAAAGCAGCTGGAATCTCACACCCTGAAGTTTGCAGCCCCCTACACCTACGAGGGCAGCGAAAAGGCGGAACTGAAGGGCAAGACCTTTGACGGCATCGACCTGTCCGGCGTGGGCGAACTGAACACTATGAGCGAATCCATGGCAGAAAACCGTATGGCTGCGGGCGGATTTGCACCGGTGAATACTCACCGCAATTACCTGTACTGCTGTATCATTGCCAGCATGGGCACCGGCTATCCGGTGGACTTCTTTGCTGGTCTGCCGCTGTGCGAGGCGGTTAAGCTGCGTGATGCTGTAAACTCTGATTTTTTCGAGTAAAAGGCGGGGCAAAAGGACTTCGGAAAGCGGCTATCCAGCTATCCATTGCCACGCATTCCAACATGACGGATCTGCTGCACCTGCCCCGGCGGGAGCTGGTGGATCTGTGTAACGAGGTGGCAGACGTATGGCGGGAAATGGAGCACTAGACCTCAGCATCCGCATCATGGGCAAGGTGGACCCATCCCTTGTAACTGCAATAAAGCAGACGAAGGGGCTGACCGGTGATCTGGCAAACGCATTGACGGGAACCAAGTCACTGGGCAGCACGGTAGCAAACACTCTGGGCGTAATCGGGAAAACCGGACTGGGAATCATGGCGACGCTGACAACTGCGTCCGCTGTCATGATTAAAAAGACAACCTCCATGGCAGAGGAATACCAAGCCCAGGCGGCAGATGCAGTCAAGTATGTTGGCGGCATCATGAACGATGACGGCAGCATTGACCCGGAAAAGCGTGCCACCATGGAGGACGCAATCCTCAAGATGACCACGCAGGTCCCAATCAAACGGGACGAGATGGCGCAGATCGCCGCATCGCTGGGACAGTCCGGTAAGAGCTATGAGCAAATCTTTCTGGATAACCAGCAGACCGGCGAAAAAAGCTACCTGTACGATACGGCCCGGCTGGCTGCTGCGTGGGATATTGATGCGAAGTCTGCGGCCGATTATATGGCAAAGTGGGAAACCGCTTTTGGTAAGACCCATAACCAGATTATCGACATTGCAGATTCCATCAACTACCTGGGCGGACACATGGCTACCACGGCGGCGGAAATCGCCAGCGTGGTGAATACGTCCGGCGGTGTTGGCCAGACAGCTGGCGTTGACCTGCACACGACCTCTGCGCTGGCAGCCACCATGCTGGCTATGGGCGTTAATGAGGGAAAGGCCGGAACAAGTCTGAACCGTGTGTTTACAAACATCACCCTGGGCAACAGTGCGACGGATGCGCAGGTGGGCGCATGGAACAGACTCGGCTTTGATCCTGTGCAGATTGCAAAGGATATGCAGTCCACCGGGCCGAACGGAGAAGATGGTGCAGCAAGCACTCTGTACAAAGTCTTTGAGGCAATCTCGAAACAGGACAAGTACCAGCAGACTGCGACCATCAAAACGCTGTTTGGACAGTGGGCCATTGAGGGCGTTTCAAAAATTGTGGGCAACTTGCCTGCATTCCAGAATGCCTTGCTTATGGCTGGTGATACCAGCGCATACAGCGGCAGCATGGAGAAAGAATTGCTTGTTCGTCTGGACACCAGCGAAGCGGTAAGTCAGATGGCAAGCAACGCGACAGACCGCCTGCTTATCAATGTGGGCAATCAGTTCCTTCCGGCGAAGAAAGAACTGACGGCTATGTGGATCGACATAGCAAACGGCATCACCGAGAGCCTGCCGGATCTGTCCAACATCGTCAACGGCATTCTGCCGATGCTGCACTCTGCGTTGCTTGGAATTGGCAATGCGGCACAGGCAGCGTTGCCGTGGATCCAGAAGGGCATCGACTACACCGCAGAGCACGGACCGGAAGTGGCAGGGGCCATTGCTGCCATAGTTGCGGCGTTCGGAGCCATGAGCTTTGCGCCGACGGCCTATAGCACAGGATCCACGCTGCTGAACACCATCGGGAACATTGCGATCGGCGGAAAACCGAGCGGTGCCCCCGGCGGAACATTCGGCGGCATCACCGTCCGAAACCTGCTGGGAGCACTGACCCCAACAAGTCTGATCCAACGGGCGGTTGGTGGTGCGTCCTTTGCAAAATCGAACGCTGGAATGTTTGCTGAAAATGCAAAGTACGGCGTTCAGATGGCCGGCATCGGAGCGCAGCAGCCCACAACGCGCCTGGGCAAGATCGGGCAGACATTGGATGGTGCTGGTGTCGGTATCTGGGCAACACTGAAAAATTTCAAGGGCCTGCGCAGCGGAACCAAGAAAGGAAACGCCGGCTTTGTAAATGACGTGCTGGAAGCCAGCACGAACGGCGGCCTGCTGGGGGTGCTGAAAAACTCTGGCCCCGGCAGGCATGTTTCCAATGTCGGGCAATCGCTGGGCGGGCTGAAAAACGCTCTGGTAGGATTCGGAAGCAGCAATCCGGTAGGACGATTTATCGCAAAGACCGGCGGTGTTGCGGGACAGATCCTTTCCGGCATTGCAGGACCGAATGGTATAGACATCGGCGGCATGGTCGGCGGAGTGAAAAATTTCCTCGGTGCAGGAAAGACGGTCATTGGAAACGGGCTGTCCAATGCATGGCAGACCGTCAGTCAGTCCAAAGTGGGTTCTACCGTCCTCGGTGTCGGCAGCAAGGTGGCGGGTGCGGCATCCAAAATCGGTGGTGGCGCTTTGAGCACGGTGAAAGGAGCTTTGAATGTCGGCGGCGCAGGGCTGAACGTACTGAGTACAACAGTAGGCCCGGTGGCCGCAAAACTGGGCGGCGGTTTCATGTCGCTGCTTGGTACATTCGGCCCTGTCATTACCGGCATCGGCACGATCGTTGCGGCGGTTTCACTGTTGGGAGACCACTTCGAGGACATTCGCAACATTGTCGGAACGGTATTTGGCGAAGGCGGGCTTGCTGTCTTTGACAAATTCACCGGAAAGATAGCCGGCATCGGCGACACCGTGAAGCAGGTGTTCGGGCAGCTCACTACCCCGGAGGGCTTGCAGAGCATCCAGGAAAAGCTATCCGGTTTCAGTATCGGAGGGCTGAACCTGGGTGACGTGTTCGGCGCTATGACCCCGGCCATCCAGACGGTTATGCCGCTGATTGAATCGTTTGCCGGCGTGTTCTCTCAGATCGTGGATCTGGGAGTGAACCACATCAAGCCGGTGCTGACTGAAATCTTCGGCTTTATCGTGAATGAGGGCATCCCGGCAGTCATGCCGCTGCTGTCCACGGTGGTCAGCCTGGTGGGCACAACTCTGGTCAACGCCATCAAGGTGGCGGTGGATCTGGTAGGCAAGGTGCTTCCGGTGGTAGAGCCTGTGATTCTGGGCATCATAGGCTTCCTGAAGCAGGTTGCGACCATCGGTGTGAAAGCGGTCAACTTCATCATTGGAGCGCTGAACAAAATCCAGCTCACGATCCCGGAAACGCTGTTCGGCATCCCGGTTCCGGTAATCGGCGGTAAGTCGTTCGGATTCAACCTGTCGCCTGTGTCCGTCCCGGCATTTGCCAACGGCGGCATGACGCATGGGCCGTCCATTGCTGGCGAGGCTGGCCCGGAAGCTGTTATCAGTTTCCGGCGTGGTGTTCGTGAAAAGAACATTGATACCTGGCTGACAGCTGGTAAGCTGCTGGGCGTTGGCTTGGGCGATCTGCTTGGCCTGCCAGGCAGAAAGCCGAAGATGTTCGCGGACGGCGGCTTTACAGAAGAAGATTCTAACCTGATCGACTTCAACAGGGTACGTCGCCAGCAGTATTACAACCAGGTGGCCCAAAGTTTTGACACTATGGTTCAGCCGGTTGCGGCGGCATTGGTACTGGGTTCCGACGCTGGTGTGGCGTTCAGCCGTATAACGGAGATCGCAAACTATGCAGTGGATGGGCTGGAAACTCTGGCGGCAATGCCGACACCTACCGTGTCGGATGACCAGGGCAAAGCCCAACAGCTGCTGAACACCGGAATCGGGAAAGTGATTACCGGTGCCCAGTCTGTTCTCGCAAACGAAAATGCTCAGAAAGCAATCCAGTTTATCCGGGGAGCGGATGCGGAAAAGGCAAAGCTGGAATACGCTGCCAACCCGGACAACTACGATCTGAGCAATGTAAACTTCTTCCCGACGGCTGGCAACAGTGAGCTGACAAGGCAAAATCTGTCGATGCTGGCAGACCTTCAGAACTACCAGCAGGAAGTGGAGCTGAAGCCCATCGGCGGGAGCGAAGATACTTCTGGTGGCGGCACCGGAAGCCTGCGCGGTGGATCCAGCAACAACTACCAGCGCACCTATACAAGTTCCAGCGGAAACACATATGTTTATGCACCAAACTTCACCATCTACGGCAGCATGAATGCCGAAGATCTGCGCTCCGTTATGGACGAAGGCTACGAGAAGTTCTGCGAGTATGTGGAACGGTACGAACGCGAAAAGAGGCGCACGCAGTATGGCACTTGATTACACCACGAAGTCCGGTGACACCTGGGACTTGATCGCCCTGAACGTGTACGGAAGTGAGCTGAAAGCCGATTGGCTGATGCAGAACAACCCCAGATATATCCATATCGTCCGGTTCGATTCCGGCACGGTGCTGTCAACACCAGCTCTGCCGGCTGAAAAGAGCGGAGATCTTCCGCCCTGGAAGGCAGGTGCATGATGGTACTGACAGCAGCGAGACCCAAAGGAAGGCAGGCTGCGGTTCTTCTGACCTACGAGAAAACCGATATTTCGGAAGAAATCGCACCTGATCTGGAAAGTTTCAAGTACACGGATGTGGCTGAATCCAAAAGCGACAGTGTGAGCATTACAGTCAATGCCAAAGCTGCCAAATGGAAAAATGACTGGATGCCGGAAAAGGGCGTGAAGCTCTACCCGGCTATTGTTGTAAAGGACTGGAATATCGGGGGCATTGAGAGCGGCTACAGAGATTACAGCGCCGAGTGCGGGGCATTCGTGCTGGATGATCTTAGTTTTGCCGGTGCACCTGATTCGCTGACGATGGGCGGCGTGGCAAAGCCGAACGACACCAGCTTCAGCGAGAGAAACCGGACCTTTACATGGAAGAACACCAGCGTAAAGAAAATCGCTGAAACCATTGCAAGCCGTTACAAATTGGAGCTGAAGTTTGAGGGAGACGACCACGGCATTGATGCAAAGGAACAGGACGGAACAGATAGTGCCTTTCTGCAAGATCTGTGCAGCACCTATGCACTGGTTATCAAAGTCTACACTTCAAAGCTCTGGGTGTACGACCGGGAAAAGTACAAGGCGAAAGATCCTGTATGGACGGTATATGAGAGCCGGCCCGTTGGAAATCCGACGGCCCTGTGCGTAGAGCCGGGAAGTTTCAAGTGGAACACAAAGCTGACTGGAACATACACGGGCGGCCTTTATACCTACACCAACAAACAGAAAAAAATCAATATCAACGTCAAGGTGGGCACGGACGAACGCCAGCTTAAACTTACTGGAAAGGTAAGCAGCGAGGCAGACGCAAAAGCCCGCCTGATAGCGGCCATCAAGAATGCCAACCACGGAGCAACCCAGATCAGTTTTACGATGTTGGGCTATCCGGCCGGCGCTTCAGCGCAGTGCTTTAACCTAGTTGGCTATGGAAAGATGGACGGAAAGTATTTCGTTGATCAGATGGAACACAGCATATCTCCATCCAGCGGCTACAAAACACAGGTCAAGGCCAGCAAAGTGGAAAAGGAGGATTTCGCATGAGCAGTGAAGTGAGATTCGGCAATGTGAGTTCTATCGACTATGAGGCTGGAAAGTGCGAAGTTACTTACCCAGACAGGGACGACACCGTTACGGAAATGGTGCCGTTTCTGTCCAATGGCGAGTACCAGACACCGGAAGTTGATGATCTTGTGCTTGTCCTGCATCCAGGAGAAAGCCCGGAGGATGCTGTTGTGGTGGGCACCGTCTGGAATGAAAAGAACAAACCGCCTGAAGGAAAAGAAAAAGTCTACCGAAAGGATTATGCCAACTCACGAGGAAAGGCATATCGGAAGTTTGATGCAAATGCCAAAGAACTGACCGACTATGTGGACGGAAAGAAAATCCTGAAGGCAAAAAGTCTTGAGATCCAGGTAGGCGGTGCAACCGTGACCATCAGCGAGGGCGGAGAAATCAAGGTGACATCCCCGGCGGGGATCACGCTTGCAGCATCCGGCGAATTGAAAATGACGGCATCGACCATCACCGCAACCGCTGGAACCGTGAACATCCAAGGCGGTGGCGGCGACGTTGTTGTGTCCGGCAAGTCGCTGGTGTCGCATACACACACCGGAAACCTTGGCAAGGAAACATCCCCACCCCTGTAAGGAGGCTTTGGAATGTATGTTGGAATTTTCGGCGATGTGATTTTTTCCGTGGGACACCTGCGTGTGCTCACCCCGTCAAACTTCAAGGGAACGACCGGCGCAAACTGGGCGGAACATGAAGTTCTGGGAGGGAAAGCACGGGCAGAGTATTTATCACCGAAACTGAGAGAGTACACCTTTGATATTCTTCTGGATGCAGCACTCGGCGTGAATCCTCGCAAGATGCTGAACCGTCTGACAGAAATGTCAGAGAACGGAGAGATTCATTACCTGATTATCGGGTTTGCACCGGTATCGCAAAACAAGTTTCGGGTCACTGAAATAAGCGACAGCTGGGATTCGGTGATAAAACACGGGCTTTTGATGCAGTGCAAGGTGAGCCTGACCATAAAGGAGTACATATGATCGACTTCAGCAGCACGGTGGTTGAGCTGTCCGGTGACAGCGAAAAACAAAAAGAAGTGCAGGACATTGCAAAGTGCCTTCGCACACTGTATTCCACACCAATCGGGAGCCAAGAGGGCGACAGAGAACTCGGAATCAATCCAAACATATTTGTCGATAAGCCACTTCCGGTGGCAAAGGGATTATATGTGGCTGAGGTAACAGAGAAAACCGCATCGTTTGAGCCGCGGGCAAGAGTGGTGCGGGTGGACTGGCTGGACAGTGATGTGCTGCATGGCGTTGTAATTCCAAAGGTGGTGTACGAGCTTGTCTAAAATAAAAGAGTTTGAGAACATCCCGGACATCGACATTGAAGGCGAAGAAACGCTGGAAGAAGCTGTGGCCGATTGCAAGGCGCTGTTTGGCAAGTACAACAAAGAACTTTTCAACGGTGAGGTATCGTTGGAACGGTGTTCTGAAGCACGACTTGTCCTTTTGACACTGGCACATCGTTCGCATCACAACATGGAGTACAGCACGGCGTGTCTGAAAGCGGAACTGCTGCCTACGAGCACGGGGCCGAATTTGGACAACCTTGCTCCGCTTGTTGGAGTGGAACGCCTGGAAGCCGGAAAAGCCACGGCGGTTATTCGATTCACACTGTCTGCGCCGAGAACGAGTGCAACCGGAATCCCGGAAGGAACACAGGTGAGAACGGCAGACAAACGGTATTTCAAAACCGAAAAGTATGCGGAGATCTTACCCGGCGAACTGACCGTGGACGTAGTTGCCGTGGCGGATGAGGCAGGAAGCAACAGCGATGGGATTGCCGAAGGCGAAATCAATGTGCTGGTGGATCCTATCCCGTATGTGTCCGGGGCAAAAAGTGTTTCGGCAAGCACGGGCGGTACGGATACGGAAGGTGACGATTCATTTACCAGACGTATCAACTATGCACCTTCGATTTTCTCCGTGGCCGGTCCGGTGGATGCCTATGAATACTTTGCATCGAGCTGGCGGTCCGATGTGGCAGATACGAAGATCGTTTGCAAGGAAGGATACACGGTCCACATTTACTTTCTGATGGCCGGAGGCAGAGTTCCGACAAGGGAAGAATGTACCGGAATGCAGGAATATTTCGACACGGTAAAGCGCCCGATGGGTGATCTGGTTCTTTGCCATGCGCCGGAAGAAATCCCGTATGACATCGAGCTTACTTACCATATTGCCTTGAGCAATGTCAAGAATGCATCGACGATTCAGGAAAATGTGGAAGCAGCTGTGAAGGAGTATGAAACCTGGCAGAGAAAAATCGGCCGGGACATCGAACCGGCGGAGCTGATTATGCGTGTACGGGAAGCTGGTGCGAAACGCCCACGTCTGTTGACACCGGTCGAAACAACTGTCTCCGAAATTCAGGTGGCAAAGCTCCGAAGCTGCAAGGTGACATACGGAGGAATCGAAGATGATTGAACTCCACGAAGTTGGCCTAGTCGAAGGGCTACCGCCTGATGTTGCCAAAGAGCCATGGGTACAGATCCTTGATGCGGTTTTCAGGGAGCGGCGCAAGAAGGAACTGGAAGCTGCCGAACGCTTGAAAATCTACACGGATATTGACCGTGCAGATGAGGCGGTTCTGGATATTCTTGCGGTTCAGTTCCGCGTTGACTGGTACGACACCAGCTATCCGATTGAAACAAAGCGCAGGATCATCAAAACTGCGCTGGAAGTCCGTCGGTACTGCGGAACGGAGTGGGCAGTCCAAAAGGCGCTGGCCTCGATTTATCCGAATGTGAAAATAAGTGAATGGTATGACTACGGAGGAAGGCCGGGCTACTGGCGAATGAACGTAGACATTACCGATGATGGTGTCATTTACTACACACCGGAAGAAATTGAAAAGCGCCTTGGTTATGCCCGGCGCTGTACCGCTCACCTTGAACACATCATCTACATCGTCGAACCGCATGAACGGTCGCCTGCCTACATCGCCGCAGCACCCAGCGGCATGGCGACATCCTGCACCGTAAAGGTCCCCGGTAGGATCAAGCCGCGGGAAATCGGCGCAAAGGCGTATGTTGCCGGTGCGGTCGGAAGATCGAAAATGCAGGTTGCCGTGGCGCTGCCCGGTGCCGTTGAAGCAAAGGCAGTGAAAGCACGAGCCTTTACGGCGGGCACCGTTGAACGGTCGCACACGGCGATAAACATTGTTATTGGAGGACAGACAACGTGAGTTGGGAAAAATCTAGCTACACCGCCGCCGGTGCCGCCCTGCTGTCGGAATCTCTCTCCGGTGGTGCGCTGGTAATCACCCGCGCTGTGAGCGGCACCGGTACGGCTGACGCAGACCTTTCGGGGGAAACCGGGGTAAGCGGCGAAACACATGACCTGAAATTGCTGGACATCGAAACCGTTGAAAGCGGCGGTGAGACGGCTCGGCGGGTAAAAATCCATATCACCGGTGCGGATGAAACGTACATCATGCATCAGGTGGGCGTTTACGGCAGGCTGAACGACGATGCCGAAACACTCCTGTTTATTATGCAGGATGCACGCGGAGTGGAGGTCCCGTCCACGAAAGTGAACGGCGATTTTGAGATTGAGCTGTCGGCGCTGCTTGCTGTGTCGAACAAGGCCAATATCAGCATTACCGTTGACCCGCAGATGCAGGCTCTCGCAAAGATGGTCAAGGCGGAAATCGAGAAGCACAACGCCGACGCCAGTGCCCATGCGACTACCATCACGGCAGCGGTCAGCGCAGCCGTGAAGAACCTGTCTGAATCCGGGGAAATCCTGAACGAAGAACAGGTAAAGGCTCTTATCAAGGAACAGGTGGACGGCGGAACAGGCGGCTACTATGGCTCCTACGAACTCACCCTTGCGGCTGACGGGTGGAAGCCCGCCCGCAACGAGGATGATTACGAAAACGCTGGCGGTATGGATTACTACCAGTGCATTTATGATGCAGAACTGTCGGACAGCACCAGTGAGCTTGTACCCGTTGGCGTTGTATCTCCCGGCAGCTTCTATACTACGACCAAAGCGGGTGTCCTGAACGGGTGCGAAACGCATGATGGTTTCATCAGATTCTTTTCTCAGCGCATCCCGGAAGCAGACATTCAGGCGACCGTAACCCTGTTCGGGAAAGGAGGTGGTTCGGGTGAAACCGGTAGCGTAAGCATCGGTCAGGGCTTGAAGCGTGACGCGAGCGGCGCTATTGCCGTCCGCATTGGCGAAGGCCTTGACTTTGACAGTGCAAACGCGCTGACTGTCCGCAAAGAAACCGTTATGACGAGCGAAGACCTGCTGAACGAGGAAGAAACGCAGCAGGAAATCGTTGATATGCTGAAATAATTTTTAGGAGGACACTATTATGTCTAAGCAGATTTCTACCAAGACCACCATCCGCAACCTGACCGCTGAGATCAAGAAGACTTTCGTCAAGAAGGACGCCTTTACCCCTGTGCAGACCGCAGCCAACGCTGCTATCAAGTCTCTTGGCGTTGACGGCAACACCGTGAACTTCTACACCTCTACCGACAAGAGCGGCACTGCTGCTTTCTCCGTCGACTTCCCCTCTGAGCTGTTCCTCGACCAGACCAAGACCACCTTCGTGGCCAAGTTCAAGTTCGATGCTGCGACCTACCCCGGCGCCACCGACCCCAAGCTGGACGGCAAGCCGGTCATGGTTCTGGCCGTCAAGGGTGAGAACCCCGACAACTGCACCTACTCTTTCCTGAACATGGCTGCTCTGGTCGATACCTACGCCGCAAAGACCACCGGCAAGGATGCATCCACCACCGTTACCATCGCTGGCTATGAGGTGGATGTCAAGGTCAATGTTTCCGCTGCTGCGGGCAACGCTCTGATTCTGAAGGACGACGGTCTGTATGTTCCCACCCCTGAGGAAGTGGACATTTCCGGCAAGGCCGATAAGGTCACTGGTGCCACCGCTGGCAACTTCGCCGCTCTGGACGCAGACGGCAATCCGACCGACAGCGGCAAGAAGCCTGCCGACTTCGTGGTCGCCGAGGCTGGCAAGCGCCTGATGAGCGATGCCGAGGGCGAAAAGCTGGCTGGCGTTTCCGAGGGCGCAACCAAGACTGCCGCCAGCTCCACCAACGGCAATGTGAACATCGACGGCAAGGAAGTCGTCGTGTACACCGAGCCGGAGAATGTTCTGCACGACGAGGACGTGGAGGACTTCTCCGCAGAGGAGATCGCCGCTCTGCTGGCTGACTAAGACATGAGGAGGTAAGCTCTATGGCAAAAGCGAAGATCAAAACGCTTTTGGGCACAGGGCTTGCCGCGCTTTGCAGCCACATCAAGCAGTGCAACACCGCACTCGGAGACCTTTCCGAAGCAACGGCAAACGGATTCGAGGAAACCGATGACATCCTGCACGAAAAGCAGGATGTCACGGCTGCGGTGTCTTTTACGATTCCGGTCGATGGCTGGGGCGAGGATGATTCCTCCCCCGGCTATTTTTATTGTGACATCCCCATTGCGGGCCTGTTGGCTACCGACATTGTGGATGTTACGGTACTGCCGGAATTTTACGATGTGGCGGGTGCGGTGGGCTTTATTGCGACCGAAAGCCTCGAAGGAAAGCTGCGGCTGAGGGCCGCCAAAGCTCCGACCGAGAAAATTTCTGCACAGTATCACATTACAAGCACCGTGAAATACACGGATGCACAGGAAGGGGGAACCTAAATGGCATACGGTTCTTTTAACGCAGGCCCCGGCAAGGCGCCGGATGAAGATGTTGTCCGCACCGACCAGATCGGCATTCCGGGCGGCATTGCCACGCTGGATGCAGACGGCCACCTGACCGAGAGCCAGCGGTGGGAAGTGGACGGCTACAAAAAGGCCGAGACCGACCAGCGCATCAGCGCAGCCGTGGACGCTCACAACGGTGCGGAGAACGCCCACAGCGACATCCGTGCCAGTGTGGCAGCTATGAACGCCAGCATCAAGGCCATTGAGCTGAAGTTCGGCACGAACGTCACGAAAAACCCGTTTTCTGCCACGTTCGGCAGCCTTGACGGTCTGACCGTCACCGGCGTGTGGAACGCAGAACAGGCGAGGGTGGAGTTCTGATGGCTGAAACGTTCAAGGTCGGCGCGAATGCGCGGGAGCTGCTGCGGTACACCCAGAGGGCAACCCGCATTGTCACCGACGACATCAGCCGGAGCGATGCCCGGAAGATCATCCAGAAAGTCGCAGCGCTCGAAGATGTGCGCGACATCCAGAAGGTGTGTGGCACTGCCGTCCATGCACTCGACACGCGGGACAGGGAGGGCTTTTCCAAAAGCACTTTCCGGCTGTACGGCGAGGGCATCCGGCTGACCGCCCGGCAAATCCTGCTGGATGCACACGCGGCGAACAACGTGAATTTCCAGACCGACTACGACAGGCGCGTTGAGAAGATCGGCGCGGTCGTGGACGGCTGCTCTCTACTGCTGGAATACCTGACCATCTGCACGGAGGAAGGTATCATCAGTGCGAAGAAAGCCGGTATCTGGACAAAGAAGGTCACGGACGTAAAATACCCGGCGATGAAGTGGCTCACGTCGGAACGCGGACGTGCCGAAAAACTCCGGGCAGAAGCGGAACGGAAACGGCTGACCGAACAGGCTGCCGCCCTGAAAGCTGTCCTTTACCCGGAACCGTAAACGCACAGCGGGCAACCGCTTTGCATAAAGGGTGCGGTTTGTTTGTCTGACGCTGCCATTTGGTGGCTGCGCTCTCCGAACACCAACAATAACAACAACGTCTGGAACGTCAACACCGATGGCTCCAACAACAACAACTGGTACAACAACTCCTATGGTGTTCGCCCCGCTCTGATGGAACCGTGTGACGAGTAGGCATAAGCTGAAAGCAGTGCGCCCATCAAAGGAAACCGCATCCTGTCGCTTGCCGATGCAGGCAAGTGATAAATACATCCCGCTGAGGTGGGCCATCCCTGCCGGATGCAGCCCACTACCGTAACGCGAACCAGCGGAGGGTCATTTTGACATACGAAGAACTGTGCAGCTTTGAGGTACTTTACAAAGCCTACCTTGAAGCCCGGAAGGGAAAGCGCAGTAAAAGCAAAACAATCGAGTACGAGGCGCAGGCGCTGGCCTGCACGGAAAAGCTCTCCCGTAAGCTGGCTGTCTGCAATGTGCGGCAGCCAGACGGGAGCATTCGGCAGCAGATACGCTATGTGCCAAGTAAGTTTGAGGTCTTTGCCGTCTACGAGCCGAAGCGCCGCATGGTACACGCCCCCGCATTTGTGGACAAGGTGGTGCTGCACGCTCTGGTCGATAACATCCTGTATGATGCCCTGACAAAGAGCTTTATCCGGGACAGCCACGCCAGCCAGACCGGAAAAGGCACAGACGACGGCCTGATGCGCCTGAAAACCCACATGGTGGACTATTACCGCCGTGAGGGCCACGGCGCGGATGGCTGGGTATTGAAAGGCGACGTGCGGCATTTCTTCGCCAGCATCGACCACCGGAAGCTAAAACGCAAGCTCAAAGCCGTGCTGGACAAGCGCGGCGTTGACCCGCGTGTCTATGAGCTGCTTTGCATCTACATCGACGTGATGGAGGACGGCTTGCCGCTGGGCTACCAGACGAGCCAGCTTTTCGCCCTCATGTTTTTGGACGAGTTCGACCACATCATCAAAGAAAAGTACCGCATCAAATACTATGGCCGATACATGGATGATTTTTACATCATCTGCCCGGGCAAGCAGAAGTTGCAGTGCATCTTGAAGGATGTGCGGGCGCTCATGGACGAGTACGGTTTGGAGCTGAACCAGAAAACGGCTATCTTCCCACTGAGGAACGGCATTGATTTTCTGGGGTTCCATTCGTATCTGACTGAAACCGGCGCGGTCGTCCAAAAGCTGCGTCGGGACAGCGCCAAACGGATGAAAGCCAAAATCAGGCATTGGGAAAAGGCATACCCGGCGGGTGAGGTAACAAAGGAAGAAATCCTTTGTAGCTTCCTTGCATGGGATGCCCATGCTGCACACGGCGATACCTACGCCCTGCGCCGCCAGTACGCCGACCGTCTGGAAAAATTGCTCAACTGCACAATTTCCATCCACCGAAAAATCAACTCGAATAAACTCGCACGAGACAGGCGACGCGCCCGGCAATGCCGCTGCATCTACAAGAAGCAGCACAAAGCCTTGACCGCCGCTGTCTCGCAGAACACAAGACCCATTGGCGTTTTGCCGTGGGCCTGATTTTATAAGGAGGTAACAATGGCGAACGTAAAACTGAGCACAAAGGCCGTTGGCAGCATCGTCAAGATCAAGGTCAACGGCGCGGCCAAAGATTTCATCATCGTGCATCAGGGCTTGCCCAGCAGCGCCTATGATGCAAGCTGCAACGGCGTTTGGGTGGTAATGAAGGACATCTATACCACGATGAAGTGGGACGGTTCCAACAACGACTACCTGAACTCCGACATGACCGCGTACCTGAATGGTACGTTCATCAGCCTGATCGATGCCGATATTCGCAATGCCATCAAACAGGTCAAAATTCCGTACACCAATTACTCGAACAACAATGTGATGAGCGGTTCTAACGGACTGAGCTGCAAGGTGTTCCTGCTGTCTGGCACGGAAGTCGGTTTCAGCGGCGTAAGCTACATGAACACCGAGGGTGCAAAACTGTCTTACTTCGACAGCGCAAGCAAGCGCGTTGCCTACAACGGCAGCAGCGCTGCCATTTGGTGGCTGCGCTCTCCGAGCACCAACGGTAACGG